CGCCCTTCATGAGCGCCATCGAGCGCGAGAAGGCGACGGCAGTGAACCACGAATGGCAAGTTCAGTCGCTCGCCACCGTCGATACGGCCAATGCCGTGCTCGAAGGTGACGACGCCACCACCGATGCCGTCACGCCTACCGTTCGCGTCGGCAACATCTGCCAGATCTCCGACAAGGTTGCTCGCGTTACGGGCACTCAGGGTGCCGTCGAGCACGCCGGCCGCGATGACGAAATGGCCTACCAGGAAATGCTGAAAGGTCTCGAACTGAAGCGGGACATGGAGAGCATCCTGTGCGGCACCAACCAGGCCAAGAACGCGGGCGCTGCCGCTACGGCACGCACCACGGCCTCGGTCCTGTCGTGGATCAAGACCAACGTTTCCAAGGACGACGTGGGCGCCGGCGCCAATCCTTCGGCGGCTGACGGTACGGGTACGCGTACGGACGGCACGCAGCGGGCTTTCACCGAAGCGCAGCTGAAGACGGTTCTGTCGGCGGCGTTCGTTTCCGGCGGCAAGCCCGACACCATCATGGTCGGCCCGTTCAACAAGCAGATGTTCTCCACCTTCACCGGCCGTTCGACGCCGATGGAGGAATCCAAGAGCAAGAAGATCGTCGCTTCGGTCGAGGTCTACGAGGGCGATTTCGGCACCCTCAAGGTCGTCGCTAACCGCTTCTCGCGGGCCCGCGATGCCCTCGTGCTGCAGACGGATATGTGGGCCGTCGCCTACCTGCCGGGCCGCAAGATGGTGTCGGTTCCCCTCGCCAAGACCGGCGATAGCGAGCGCCGCCACATGCTGTCGGAATATTGCCTCGTGAGCCGAAATGAAAAGGCTTCCGGCGGTATTTTTGACCTCACAACGGCTTGATAGGGGACACCGAACAATGAGCACGATCCATAACATCCACGGCGACATGACGGCCGGTGCGGCTGTCCTGCAGCCCACCGACGAGATCGCCATCTACGAAGCGTCTTCCGGTCTCCACAAGAAGCTTACGGGCGCTCTGGCGCTCGGCGGCAACCCGACGCTGGTCAACACCACGGCAACCTTGCTGTCGTTGACGCAGGCGGCACACGCCAACCGTATCGTCACCGTGTCGTCGACCTCGCCGATTGCCATTACGCTGCCGGCGGCGTCGGGCACGGGCAACACCTACACCTTGGTCCAGTTGGCGGCGGCTACGGCAACGTCTCACACCTACAAGGCACTGGGCACTGACGTCCTGCAGGGCGTGGCGTGGGTCTCCACGACCTCGACCGACAATGCCGAAGCCTTCGCCACCTCGGCCACCTCCGACAAGGTATCTGTCAACGGCACCACCACTGGCGGCATCGTCGGTGACAAGTGGGTGTTTGTCGACGTGGCCTCCGGCAAGTGGAACGTGCAGGGCTACATCTCGCAGACGGGCAACACGGCAACGCCGTTCTCTGAGACCTAAAGCTAGGCATTGGTGGGCGGGTAAACTCGCCCACCTCTTTCCTATGGGAGAGTGCATGTCGGATCGCCGCACGCGCCACATATACGAGGAATGTCCGCTGTGTTCAGCGCCTGACATCGAGGTGTTGCGCCAAGCGGACTGCTCCAAGCACGCACTCTACACGTCCAATATTCCGGCCACGATGACGTGGATGCGCTGCGATGACTGCAGCCACGTGTTCACCGAGGGTTATTGGACGAAAGAACTGCTCGAAACCATTTTTGCCAAGACGCACGACAACCAGAGGCCAGGCGCCGACATGGAACGCCAGCGCATGGTGTCGGCGAAGATGGTCGACAGGGTTGTGAGCGTCACCGGCCCGCCGAAAACCGACGATGCTTGGCTTGATGTTGGGTTCGGCAATGGCTCGCTGCTGTTTACTGCATCGGAATATGGGTTCCGTCCGGTAGGGCTAGACCTGCGCCCCGACAGTGCCGCCGTCCTCAACCGCATCGGCATCGAAGCGCACTGCTGTGATCTGACGGACTTTGCCGACCCGCGCGGCTTTGCCGTCATCTCTATGGCCGACGTGCTCGAGCATATGCCATTCCCCAAGAAGGGGCTTACCGCGGCGCGCAAGTTGCTCACCGACAACGGTGTGCTGTTTATCTCGCTGCCGGCCACGGACAGCCCCTTGTGGGGCATGTGGAACGCGCAAGGCGTGAACCCCTACTGGGGTGAGATCGAGCACTATCACAACTTCACGCGCGAACGCCTCTATGCCCTACTGCGCGAAACCTTCTTTGAGCCGGTAATTTACGGAGTCTCCGAGCGCTATCGCGGCTGCATGGAAGTGATCGCCCGTGCCGTTTGATTTTTCCGGCTTCGCGCAGCCTGAGACAAAGAAACTCAAGATTGACATGACCAACGTGTCGGTGATGCTTGGCATGCCGACAAACCGGGACTTGTCACCGCAAACGGTGGTTTCGCTACTGACCACGCAGGATGCATTGAATGCGCGCGGCGTGCCCAACACCATTTCACTTCTGTCGGGCAGCTCGATTGTCGAGCACGCCCGCTCCAAATGCGCCGATGATTTCCTAGCGTCCCCACACAATCGCTTTTTTCAGGTGGACAGCGACATCGTGTGGAAGCCGGAAGACTTCATGCGGCTGCTCGCCTTGTCGACGGTGATGGATGTCGTTGGGGCGGCCTATCCGGCCAAACTCGACCCGCCGCTGTATTTTCTGAACCGGGGCCCCAACGACGCGATCGTTGAAAACGAATACGGCTGCCTGTCGATACCGGGCTTTGGTCTCGGCTTTACCGTCGTGCATCGCAAGGTGATGGAAAAGCTGGCGGCGGAAGCGCCGAAGGTCAAGTTCCACGAGCGGCCCGCACCTGTGGCGCACATCTTCCGCTGCGACGTTCACGATGGCGCAGCACGCGGCGAGGACATGGCGTTCTTCGCCGACATCAAGGCGGCGGGGTTCGATGTGTGGATCGATCCCAACATCAGCTTAGGCCACATCGGCCCGAAAGTGTACTCGGCATCCCTTTTAGACTGCCTCAACAAGGAGCATTGATATGGCATTGCCCCGTAACGTCCCGCTCGATGAACACACCGTCTATTGTCATTCGCCGTCGGTTGGGGGGTCGCCCATCGCTGCCGTCACCCGCGCGCCGTTCCGCGGCAAGATCGTCAAGGTCGGCTCGGTGCTCGGCGGGGCCATCACCTCGGCTGACTGCACTGTCACCGTGGCCATCAACGGCACCACGGTCACCGGCGGCACGCTGACCATTGCCAACACGTCATCCGCAGTGGGCGATCTGGACGTGGCTTATCCGACGGCGGCCAACAACGTCAACGAGGACGACGTGATCAAGTTCACGCCGGCCTCCGCGTCCGGCTCCAACATCCCGGCAACGTTCTTCGCCGTCATCCAGGCATTCTAAGGAACCTTAGACCATGGCTTATTGGGGCGTAGGACGGCTGGGCACGCACCAGTCGGTAGCCTACACGGGAACTGCCGGGACGATCACCAATGCGGTCGGCACCGGCACGCTGAAGGTGCGCGTCGTCGTCACCACGGCGGCCTACGTGCTGATCGGCAACTCTCCGACAGCGACGTCAGCGGCTGTCTACATGCCGGCGGACAGCCCGGAATATTTCACCGTGTCACCTGGGCAGAAGGTGTCGGCCATCCAGGTATCATCTGGTGGCATCTTGCACGTGACCGAGATCGTCTAATGGGGTTCGGGCGGTCTGGTGCTAAAGGTGGCTTTGGCCGCATGGGGTTGGTCGGCGTCGCATCAGGGGCGCCCGCTTGGGTGCTCACTTCTGGCGCCACAGCCGCTTCCCTCGACATCGACTTCGTCAATGATCTTGCCTGGAACAATGCCGCTTCGACCATAGTCGATCTGCTCACCTGCTCACGTGCCTCAACTGGCTACTACACCGAGGCCGACGGGACGCTGCAGTCGTTCTCATCCAACGTTCTCAGGTATGGAACGAATGGATTGCTGGTTGAGGAAGCACGGACCAATATAACGCGGCGCTCGCAAGAACTTGATAACGCTGTCTGGACTAAGGTTGGCGCGACAATTTCGGCCGATGCTGCGACAGCACCTGATGGCACGTTAACGGCGGATAAAATTATAGAGGCCGCCGACACCAGCGCTCATAACGCATACCAGCAAACCGCATCTCTCCTCACGGCAGCTGTTTATACCCAAAGCTTTTATCTCAAGGCGGCAGAGCGCTCATGGGCCTATGTTCGGCTTGCCATCGCAGCCGGGCAAGGGGCGTGGTTCAACTTGGCGACCGGGGCTGTCGGAACCGTTCAGTCTGGCATCACGGCAAGTATCGAGCCGCTGACGGATGGGTATTATAGATGCAGTGTCAGCATTCTATGCACCGCCGCATCGTGGTTCCCGTCGGTTCAACCGGCGACCGCAGATAACGTCTCCAGCTACCTGGGTGATGGATCGTCCGGGATTTATGTCTGGGGCGCTCAACTCGAACTCGGCGCCTTCCCCACCTCCTATATCCTAACGACAGCATCGAGTGCGACACGGGCGGCTGATGTTATTACCTTCGCTGACCTGACGTGGTTCGACGGGGCCTCCGACAGCGTCTATACCGAGTGGATCGCCAAGAACGTCAACAACGCCAAAGTGTGGGCGTTCGACGCCACCAATGACAAGTTGCTCGATGAACAGACCGGCATGTCGGCGCGCATTGCCGGGGCAACGGTCGCCACTACAGCCGCCGCAGGAGCAACGGTCAAAGCTGCCGCCCGCTTGGTCGTCAACGACTTTGCCATCGCCATGAACGGCGGCACGGTGGCTGCCGACACCACAGAGACGGCGCCTGGAACCCTCACTGCCGCGAGGCTTGGGTGCGATCTGGCTGGAGCCAACCACATCAACGGCTACATCCGCCGCGTTGCCGCCTTCGAGGGTGTGGCGCTGAACGATGCGGCCTTGCAGGCACTCACCGCATGAAGGGAGAGAAAGCGAGGCCATGCGTGTTCGACCACCTCTTGGTATTCAACAATGAGGCGCAGGCGCTGGCGCAGCTGCAGTCGTTTGGCCTTTCTCACAATGATCGCGGTAACTGGACGTGGGATCTCTCACGGGTCAATCCCGACATCAAGATCATCACCCAGGAGGCGGTGTGGGATCGAACCGACCCACAGGCGCCAGAACTGATAACGCCCGAAGAAGTGGCTCCAGGGTTCTGGGTGATGGCGGCGACGACCGATTTGCGCGTAGGCATGCGCGATTTACCGGATAACAAGTGCCATCATATTCGTGACCGCGACAAGGCTAATGCCGGGCAGGCGTTTATGGAGTTTGTCTCGTCGGAGACGCGCGACATCGATGTTGACGTAGTGCGCATTTCGCCCGTGTTCGCAGGGTCACAGTATCCGTTTGGTTAGCTAAAGGGCGGCGGCGAGGCCCTGCCGCAGCGTGTAGGCTGGCCGAAAACCGAGGCTGCCGAGGCGTGTGGTGTCGGCGATAAGCGACGGGGGATCGCCCGGCCTGTCAAGGAGCGCGCCTAAGCGAATGAGGTCGGGACGGCCGGCCAATTCACCCATGCTTCACAGACCATGCAATGTGCAAAATCGTGTCGGGGCGGAATTTGGCGATTTCGCCACTGGCGTCGCCGTTCAGCAGATCAACCGCGTTGCGGCGGGTCATGACGCCGGGTGTCGAGCGCAGCGCTTTCACGGCCCACTGACCAATAAAGCCGCCTGCGCCCGTGACCAATATACGGCGCTCCGTATCGGCAGTCATGACCCCTCCGTGCGCTAAGCCTTGAATCCTAGTCTCCCCAAACGGCCCCTGCAACACACAAAGAAGGCCGAATGATAACCAATGACCGTTCAAACCAAGCTCAAACTAGACCAATGGGGCGATCTCACTGTCGAGCGCACCCAGGACGTGCAGCCGATCCTCGATCGCAATGCACAACTGCGCGGCGAGCGGCAGAAGTCCGATTGGGGACGGCACGTGGCGTCGATCCCCAACGTGATCATGGAACGCTGGCTGAACGAAGAGCTTAGTCGCGGCAACACCACGGTCAAGCTGTTCGGGCCGGAGATGGACAAGATCGTCGCCCGTAAACTCAAAGACCCCGACTGGCGCTGGCTCCGAACGGATAAGTAGATGGCCCTCACCAACTACACCGATCTGCAGGCCGCCATCGCCACGTGGCTGATGGGGCGTACAGACTTGTCAGTCGTCATCCCGGATTTCATTACGCTGTTCGAAGCCACGGCGAACAGACGCCTGCGCGTGCGCCAACAGGAGACCGCCACGGCGATTACACCTGTCTCCGGGGTGGCCACCCTACCGACCGATTACCTCGCCTGGAAGCGCCTCACGTGGTCAGGTGATGTCAACCGCGAGCTTGAGTACGTCCACCCCGCTTACCTCAAGGCGGTCTATCCGACGGCGCCGGCTGGATTACCGAGCCTCTTTACGATTGAAGGCTCAAGCCTCCTTCTGCGTCCTGTCGACGATACGGCGGTGAACCTGCTGTACTGGGCGAAGATCCCCGCGCTTTCATCTGGCACCAACTGGCTGATGACGGCGCACCCGGATCTCTATCTGTTCGGGTCGTTGGTCGAAGCCAACGCCTTCATCGTTGATCCGGAAAAAGCCGCGCTGTGGAAGCTGCGGCGCGATGAGCTGTTCGACGAGCTCGAAAAGCTGGACGGCAAGACGAGAGGGCCATCGGCACCCCGCGTGATGGGTGTGACGCCCTGATGGCTGAGCGCTCGTTTCTCGATCAGCTTCTTGCGGGTGGCTACGGGCTGGGCAAGGCCGCTTTCGGATGGCCGGGTGTTGGGCATGTGGAGCAGGCGCTTGATCCGCAGCCGCAAGTTACCAATCGCATGAGCATGTTTCCAATGGGGAACTACTCGGACGGTTCTGTCGGTCCTGCCTGGCCGCAAGGGCTTGTCGACGCGAAGGAAGCCTTCGGACGCTTTGGCAGAGGTGAACCCCCACAGCCTCAGGATGCTGTCCTTGCTGGGCTTGCTATGACGGGAGCTGGGGCTTTTGGATTAGGAAGTAGAGCAGCAGCAAGATCATCCTCTTCAGTCGCAGGTGCGGAGCGCGCTGGAGCGTCGGGCGGTCTCCCCTCCCATATCGGGGAAGCGGGGAGTGGACCTGTCAGCTTCGTTTCCGACGGCGCTGGCGGCGTGAAGCAAGTTGCGACGCCGAAATCAGGTGGGGGGTTCTACCCGGCGGACGTGCCGGAAATACCCCCCGTGCGAAGCCAAAGCGGACCCGTTTCGGCCAGGATTTACCGCGGCCATGGAACGACCGACACAAATCACCCTGACATGTTCTGGGGGACGAGTGACCCAAAGGTGGCGAGTGACTGGGCCGTCGGCCCTAATCGCAACGTGACCCCCGGCGATGTCGATTTTAAGAACGCGCTGCTGGTGGACGCCTCCGGTGGCGATTGGAACCACATCGGCTTTGAAGGCGGCTTTCACACGACCGACGATTTGGCTCGAATAGCCAGGGAGAGGGGTAACGACGGAATCCGCATCAGCAATGTCTATGACGGTGAAAAATTAGCCGACACATACGCCGCCCTCCAACGCGGCACCGTCAAATCACCCCTCACAGGCGAAACCCTCTTCTCCAACGCCCCAGACGCAGCACCTGTAGGGGCTCTGCCGGCAATTGCGAATGCCAGCGAGCCCGTCACGGCGCGCGTGTACCGTGGCGCGATGCAAGAGGAGAAATGGCCGCCGGTTGACGGTCGCAACGACACGTTTTGGAGTTCAAGTAACCCATCTGTGGCCGATCTTTACTCTGGATCCGGATCAATAGGCAACCCGACTGGATGGGCGACACAAGACCTAGCGAGCGACATAATCCCGTCTGTTACGCCAGCAAACGTGTCCTTTAGGAACCCTCTAGAAATCAACAAGGGCGGAACGCCCATCCCCTTCAACGATATCCCGTTCGAGGGCAAAAATCTCTGGTCCGAAGAACTGGCACAACTCGCCCGCCAGCGCGGGCATGACGGACTAGTGTTGCACAACGTGCAGGACGGCGGATGGCCGCCACCCACCGGCACTACCTACGCAGCACTCCAACCCGGCACCGTCAAGAGCGCGACGACCGGAGAGACTTTGTTCTCCAACCCCCCATCACCTACAGGACTATTACCTATGGCTGGGGGAGGGGGAGAAACACAGAGGCCCGATTTTATTGAGCAGCTTCTGCGCAAGTTCGGGTACCTGCCGCAATGACCGTCATCCCTTGGGGCGCATGGATGCCCGACGTGTCCGACTACAACGGTACCCATAGTCGGCGTATTGAAAATGCCATGCCAAGGGGCGACGGTTATGGCCCGGTGCCCAGTCTGTCGGAGTTCACCGACGCACTTCCCGCGGCCTGTCGTGGGGCGTTCCTTGCGCTCAACACCGACGGGACGATCGCTCTTTTCGCCGGCACGGCGACCAAGCTCTACAAGATGAGCAACACGGACCTGTCCTGGGATGAGGTCACAAGGGCCTCCGGTGGCAACTATGCGGTTCCGGCCGCCAACCAGTGGCAGTTCGCCCAGCTCGGCTCTGTCGTGGTTGCCGTCAACGGCGCCGACGCCATGCAAGCCTATACGCTGGGGTCATCGACCGATTTTGCGGCGCTCGCCGGATCGCCCCCCATCGCAGCCTATGTCACGGTGATCAACGAGTTCATTGTTCTGTCAGGGCTGGCATCCAACCCGTTTCGCATCCAGTGGTCGGCGCGATCTTCCGCGGTAGGCTGGACTGCAGGAACCAACGAAAGCGATTATCAGGACTTTACCGACGGCGGCGTCGTTCGGGGTGTGGCGGGTGGCGAGTTCGGCGTGGTGTTCCAAGACAACGCTATCCGCTCGATGATCTACCAGCCAGGGTCGGCGGTGATCTTCTCCTTTGACCGCACATCGGAAGGCAAGGGCCTTCGCGCTCCCTACAGTCTGATCAAAGCCGGCGAGCGCATATTCTTCCGCTCGGCCTCGGGTTTTGAGGTGATGATCCCGGGCGGGCAGCCGCAGCCGATCGGCAAGGAACGGTTTGACCGCACTATTGAGTCTGATCTGGACACCGGCGCGCTCAATCTATTGATCGGCGCCTATGAGCCGAAATCATCCCGTGTCTATTGGTCATACAAATCGACCACCGGCACGGCCGGCGCGTTCAATCGCATACTGGTGTGGGATTACGTGCTCGAACGCGGCGCGCTGATCACCGGCATAAGCGGGGAATATCTGACCACCATGGCCACCCCAGGCGTCACCCTGGAAGGGCTCGACGCCCTCTATGCCAGCCTGGACGACATCACCGTGACCTTGGATGACATCCCGGTCGCGTTCGCAACGGCCTTGTCCATATTCTCGACGGCGCACAAGGGCGGGTTTCTGTCGGGAGCAAGTCTGGAAGCAACGCTGGAAACCTCCGAGTTTGGCAGTTCACGCAAGACATTCGTGCGGGCTGTCCGCCCTGATAGCGACTCGGCAACGGTCTATTCGTCCATGCTCACCCGCGAGAAGCTGTCCGACATCCCGGCCACGACGGCTGAGGCGACTATAACGTCGCTAGGGTTTGCCTGCCATCGCACCGAGGCGCGGCTGATCAAGTACCGCAACCGTATTCCTGCCGGTACCACATGGACGTTCTCCATTGGCGTTGAGCCGGAAGCGATCGAAACCGGGTTGCGATGAGCAAGGTTCTCTCCGGCGCAGAAAACCGCCCCCGCATCGTCAATGAGGCGATCCGCAACACGCAATCGGCGCTCGTAGAAGCACAGGCGAGCATAGCCACCAAGGCCAACGCCGGGGCCAACACCGATATTACGTCCGTCTACCTCAACAACACCGGCTTGAAGGTCAAGGACACCGACGCGTCCCACGGCCTTACCCTCAAGCCTGGGTCGAATTTATCAGCCGATAAGGTACTTACGCTAACTACCGGCGACGCTGACCGTACGCTGACGATCGGCGCGGATAGTTCGATCTCCGGTACGGCCTACGTGGCGAGCGGCACGGACGTTCCCGTTGCCGACGGTGGCACGGGCCGATCCGACGCGACGGCTTACGCGGTTATCTGTGGGGGAACGACATCAACGGCGGCGCACCAGTCGATTGCCTCGGTGGGCACGGCTGGGCAAGTTCTCACTTCCAACGGTGCCGGGGCACTGCCAACATTCCAGGCTGGCGGCGGCGTTGCCACCATCGCCTCCGGTTCGCTGTCTAGCTCCAGCGTCACCATCAGCTCCATTCCTGCCACCTATACCGTTCTTGTCCTGCAGGTGTCGGGTTGGAGCGCAAGCAGCAACAGCCGCTTGCGGGTGCGGGTGGGAACCACATCCGCCGATGCGACGGCTGGCAACTACGTGGGTAACGTCATCACGGGGACGACGGTCACCAACTTTACCACCAACGCGCTAGCCTCAATGACCGATAGCAACCTGCAGTTTGCGGCGGAAACCGGGACGGCGACGGTGGTTATCGAAGGGTATTGGGCTGGCCCGCATAAGCGCTTTAATGCCCGCAGCATCGTTCCGTCCGGTGAAAGCCAGACCTTCGGCACGTACATCGGCGCCACGACAGCCATCGACGTCATTGAGATTTCCACTACGGCGGGAAACTTCGACGCCGGAACCTACGCCCTTTATGGCCGCTGACGCGACGCAGCTCGTCCTTATTCCGCAGCCGCACGTGGCGCAAACCTGGCCACTGGCACGGCCCTACCTGGCGCAAGCCGCCATGCGTGGGCGCTCGATGCAGGACGCCGAGGAATGGCTTGGCGAGTGCATCAACGACGCCAAGCAACTGTGGCTGCTCTGGGATGAGCAAGAAGCAAAGTGTCGTGGCGCCGTTGTCACCTACCTGACGCGCAGCCCATCCGGCATGACCTGCGTCATCAATGCCTTTGGCGCCGAGTCGGGCACGCCATGGCCGCCATTGCTGTCTGTACTTGAGGATTGGGCGCGCACGCAAAACTGCACCCGCATTCGCATTTACGGCCGTGTCGGGTGGACCGAGAAACTTCCAAACTATGCCCTGAAGGGCGTCATTCTGGACAGGAACCTATAGCCATGGGCGATTCAAGCCAGACGCAGACGACGACCGCCAAGGAAAGCTCCGGTGGGTGGAAGCCAGCGCAAGCCGGCCTGCAGGGCATCTTGAACCAGGCGCAAGGCATGTTGGGGAACACCGGCCTCAATAGCACGGAGCAGGGCGCCATTAATGGGATGGCTAACAACGCCCAGCTTGCAGGTGGGTACGGATCGCAGATCCAGGGGTTGACCGACAAGCTGTTCGCCGGCGGCGGGCTAGGGCAGGGCATGCAGGGGATGCAGCAAGCCTGGCAGACAGCACAGAACGCATTGAGCCCCATTGCGTCTGGAAACCTAGACCCGATGCAAAACCCGCAAATGGCGCAGATGCTTCAGCAGATCAACGACCAGGCGCGCAATTCCGTCGGCTCGCAATTCGCGGCTGCGGGACGCGGGGCCATGGGCGATAGCGCGGCGCAGACGGGAGCATTCACCAAGGCATTTACCGAGGGTGCGCTGCCAGCCTTGTTCAACCAGTACAACCAGAACGCCCAAAACTCCATGAACGCCTCCAATTCTCTGATGCAGGGCTCGCAAGGGTATTCGCAGGGGATGGACAACGCGGCCGGCAACCAGTTGAACGCGCAGATGCAGGCCCCCGGCTCGCTCAACAACATGAACCAACCGCAGATGATGGCACTGCAGGCGGAAGCTCAGCGGCGTGGCATCCCCATCCAGAACCTGGCGGACTTGAACAGCCTCATGGTTCCCATTGCCCAAACGGGCAAGGAAGGCACGACAAAGAGCACAGGAACGGTGACGCAGCAAAATGATCCTTGGCAGACGGCGGCGGGCGGCATTCTCGGTGGCATTGGTGTTGCCGGGCAGCTTGGCATTTTGTCCGACGCTCGCGCCAAGGAGAACGCCCGCCCTGTCGGATCAACGTTCGACGGGCAGACAATATACGCCTTCAACTACATCGGCGACCCGCGCACCACCATTGGATTGATGGCGCAGGAAGTGCAGCAGAAGTACCCCGAGGCGGTCTCTGAGTGGAACGGCATGCTGTTGGTCGACTACGCCATGGCAACCGCCAATTCCGCGCGCGGGGGTCTGTGATGGGCATTCTCTCCAAGCCGAAGATCGACCCGCAAGAAGAGTTGATGGGCATCTTAGGCAATCTGCAGGGTCAAAGCGGGTGGCAGGCGCTGACGCAACTCGGGGCAGGACTGGCGGGCAACGCTTCGAAGGGGTGGGGTGCGGGCATCGGGGCCGGGCTGGAAGGGGCCTCAGGGGCGCTTCAGCAGGGGCAGAATAGCCGCGTCGGCATCCTTGGCCACTTGGCCGATTACCAACTCAAGCAGCAGCAGGCCGAGGCCAACGCCCCGTGGCGCCAGGCTCAGATGGACAACATGCGCTCGCTGATGCGGTCGCGGGATGCGGATGCGCAACTGCTGCAGCAGCTGATGGGCGGCGGCATGGGGGCGCCTGCCGGCGGACCAGCGCAAGCACCGCCAACGTCACCAGTTTCCCCGATCCAGCCGCAGTCATTCACACCTGGGCCGCAAGGCGCCATGCCGCCAAATCCCCTTCTGCAGCAAGTTGCCGACCAGGGCGCTCCCATGCCGCCGGCGCAGGCGCCAGGACAAGCGCCACCCACCACTCCCGACGTCATCGACACACCCTATGGCCGCATGCCGCGCGAGCGCGCGCTACAGCTCGGCGGGCAGCTGATGCTCAACCCGAAGTATTCGACGGCGGGGAAGGCGCTCGTAGAGCAGGCGCAGGGCGGCAAGAACCCCGGCTCTGGCATTGTCGCCAACAACCAGCTCGAAGAACGGACCCTCAATTCGGCAACGCACCTCGGCCGCCTAAACGACATTGAAAAGCAGTTCGACCCGAAGTTCCTGGAGATCCCCAACCGCCTGAAGATGATGGGGGCCTCGTGGTCGGCCAAACTTGGCCCGCAACTGGGCGGAAAACTCGCCCCTGATCAACAGGCCGAGCTCTCGCGCTATGCTGCCTTCCGCTCCGGCTCGGTCAACAACCTCAATACCATCCTGAAGGAATTGTCCGGCGCGGCCGTTACCCCCCAGGAATACGAGCGCATCCAGAACGATCAGCCCGTCGCAGGAACGGGAATATTCGACGGCGACGATCCCGTGAGTTTTCAGGCCAAGATGGCGCGCTCGACGCAGACGCTGCGCTCGGCCATCGCGCGCTTCAACTTCATGCGCTCCAAGGGGCTCAACTTCGACAAGAACAAACTCGACCAGTTCATGCGCCTCGACGACGTGCCGGGAGAGATTGACAAGCGCGGGGCGCAGATCGAGCAGCAATTGCGCATGCAGAACCCCAACGCCAACCCGATGCAGCTGCAGCAGGGCGTGCAGCAGCAGCTCAAGCAGGAGTTCGGCATCTGATGGGCAAGTGGTCTGATCTGCTGCTCAAGCCTCAGCCTGTTGCCGATGACGTCAAGGTCGAGCCGGGGAAGTATTCTCGCGCGCTACTGGGCGGCGGACAGGCAGAGGTGCCGCAGGCGGACACGCCGGCGGCACCTGACGCCATGGCAGAACCGGATGCGGACACGTGGATGGGGCGGCGCGCGCAAGACGTCCGTGGCAAGCAGGATCCACGGTTCAAGGATCTACCTGACTTACGCGATGCGCTGGTCGAGGAAGGCTCAACCGACGTCACGCGGCCGATGGCGCTATCGTCGCTGCTCAATTCGTCCGATGCTCAGATGGGTGACATTGCCAAGAACGCGCTAGGAGAGCGCTACATCGGCACCGACAAGGACGCCAACGGTTACGACATCGTCCGCTACAGGGCTAAGGATGGGGCGGAAAAGGCGGCCTATCTGAACCGGCCCGGCCTCGACATCAACGATGCTGGCCGGGCCTTGACTGGCGCGCTGCCGTACATGGCCGTCGGCGGCGGTGTTGGGGCGCTGGCGCGGGGCGCGGGAACGGCCGTGCAGGCAATAGGGCAGGGCCTGGGTGCTGCTGCGACGTCCATCGGCGGCGATGTCGCGCAGATGCCGATGGGCAGCGAGCAAGGCATAGAACTACCAAAAGCGGCATTCGCAGCTGGCGGTGGTTTGATCGCGCCGCCTATCGCCGCTGGCGTATCAGCAATCGCGCGCCGCATCGTCACCCTTCCGTCGTTGTTCAAAAACGGTCAACTAACGCCCAAGGGCGAGGCAGTCGCCAAATCCGCTAAGATCGACCCCGCCGAGCTCAGCGCCGAAGCGCAACGGGTGTTCGCCAAAACCTACGCCATGGATCCCGACGCAGCGCAAGCGGCTACGCGCGCCAGCGTCGAGCCATTCGGCATCCCTGCCACCAAGGGCCAAGTGAGCAAGGACCCATTCCTGTTGACGCAGGAAGAGGGTATGCGCCGGCGCCTTTATGGACAGAACGCGCAGGACATCATGCGCACGTTTGACGTCGAGCAGAGTCAGGCAGTGCGTGATGCTGCCCTGGGCGCCAAGCCGCAATCGGTCACGTCCGCCATTGCACCAGGCCGCAATCCAGTGTCCGCCCCGCAGGACGCCAACCCGATGGTTCTCGGCCAGTCAGTTCGGGAAGGGATCAATACGGCGCGCAGTGCTGCCCGGACAGCCGAGAACGAGGTGTGGGATAAGGTCGGCCCACTCACGGCGACGGAAGATGCCCTGAAGATGCTGCCCGACAGTCTCGATGCGCGTCTGGGAACAGAGGTCGTCATCGACGCAGAGACGACGCCGGCCGCCGCCAAGATGGCGAAGGATCTCGATGCGTTCAGCGCCGGCGAGTCGCCGCAGCAAGTGGCGAAGATACTGAAAACCAACCCAGTGCGCATGGTCGACCAGCAGCGCCGGCGGTTGCTGTCGATGTCGCGTGGCGCGGCGACGCCGGAAGACAAGCGCGCCGCGACAGCCATTTATGACGGCTACAACGACTGGATCGACGCCGCCGCTGAAGCAAACCTGCTTGCCGGAGATCCTGGCGCAGCGGCGCAGCTAAAAATCGCGCGCGGCTTCACCAAGGAAGTGCGGGAGATATTCCAGCCCTCAGTCGGTGGAAAATCGACGGCCGCCGCCAAGCGCCTCGCCGGCGTGATGGAGAAGGCCGACAGCCCCGAGGGTGTGATCAACCAGTTGCTCGGCTCGAGCGGCAGCCGCGGCGTCGACAGTGGCACCGTGGGAGCGCTGGCAAGCTACAAGACGGCTGTCGATCGCTTCGCGCCAAAAGACATCGCCAAGGCCGCGTGGGACGATGTGCGTTTGGCCTACTGGGTGAGGCTTGTGAACGGCCGTAACGGGGAACTTCTCGGGCCAACGGCCATCATGAACAATATCAAGGGCGCGCTGTCAGGTCAGCAGTCCGTCGTGCGCACGCTATACACGCCGGCGGAAGAGAAGACGATCCGCCAGTTTGCGCAGGCGTTGGAGACAATTTCGTATAAGCCGCCCAATGCCTCCGGCTCGGGTTACACCGCAGCTTCCTTCATCAAGGAAGGCGTCGCCAAGCTGTTCGAAGCGTTTGGGCTGAAGTCGAAGATCGGACAAGCCGCGTTGGAATTTTCCGGGCTTGGAAATGCCTACGGCACAGCACAAGCCCGTGCGGCGGTAGGGCAGTCGATCAAGCCGCGTTCAACCAATCTCGCACCCGCATTCTCATCCGGCGGCGCCAATGTCGGAAGGGCAACTGATCGGTGAAGGCGTCGTAGACGAGACTAGCCGATAGGATGCCGAGAAATATTAGTGCAACGACCCACCAATTTACCGCCCTCGCCTGTTCGCCAACTAAATGCATGACGGCGAAAGCGGCGCCGATCATGGCGAGCGCTATAATCGCGACGGCAATGTAGCGCAGCGCCATGAAGCGGGGGACGTTGCTGAGTTTGCGCGGCGCCTGCTCCATGTCTATCTGCAATTCGTATGCACGGAACCGCCAACAGGAGTCGAAGTGCAGTTCACTGGGGTGTTCATGACCATCGGTGGCGGTGGCGGGGTGGCCAAAAGCGCGCCGCTAGCGTTCATGAGCGCTTGTGACATGCGTGCCTGGTTTTGCTGCTGCTGGGCGGCTACCGCCGTCGTGAACTCGGACTGCCGACGCGACATGACCATCTTGTAGCAGTTCGCCTTCCACTCATCCGCTCGGTCGGGCTGGTCGCACATCGTCACCGCTTCGTAATGGGCGGCCTGCGCGGCCTGCTGTTCTAGTGCGGCGTTCGGGTTGGAGCATCCGGCAATCGCGATTGCGTACGCGGTTACAAAAAGAACTCGCATTGAAATTCCCCCGTAAAAATCGAGCGTAACCCACCCGTTTTACACCCCGCAAGAACTTCCCATCCCCGCCTTGAAACCCTTGAGGATTTCCCATGGCTACCGGCCTGCAAAGCTGGTCTAAAACGGCGTCGTCTAACGCCAATGCCGATAGTGCGGTCAACTTCGCTGAAGGCATGGCCCCGTCAGCCGTGAATGATAGTGGCCGTGGGCTGATGGCCGCGGCCGCCAAATGGCGCGACGACAACGCCGGGATGATCACCACCGGGGGGACGTCTACCGCCTTTACGGCGACGTCCAACCAGTCCCTTGGCCTAGTAGACGGAACCACCATCACCCTGCAGATGAGCGCCACGAGCGGGGCAACGCCGACGCTCAATGTGGACTCAGGTGGTGCGAAGGCGATCCAGGGGGTGAGCGGGACGGCGATTCCTACGGGAGCGCTGGTGTCGGGCGGCATCTATACGTTCGTTTATCGCTCCAGTCCCGATGCCTGGATCGCGCAAGGACGGTTTGCCCCTAACGAGTTCGCCTCCGGCGTGGTCATGGTGTTCTACCAGGACAGCGCGCCTACCGGATGGACGATCAACACCACCAACACCAACGACGTGGCGTTGCGGGTTGTCTCTGGGTCCGGGGCTGGTGGCGGGACAGGTGGTGCGCTAGGCGGCACCACGGCTTTCACAACCGTATTCGCATCACGCACGATCCTGAAAGCCAATCTGCCGTCCTACAATCTGGATGTGACCGACCCAGGCCACGTGCACACGGTCAACGCCCCGACCTCCAAGACGTCTGACGCCGGCACCGACAACGGCGTCATTACCAACGTATGGCGCAACGAGACGACCGAGTCTTCGGTTAGCGCGACCACCGGCATCACGGTCGCCTCTGGCGGCTCCGGCACGGCCATCGACTTCGCCGTCAAGTACGCCAGCGTCATCATCTGCTCGAAAGCCTGACGCCATGCACAACCTCATCCCCGACGGGCCGGAAAACCTGTGGTGCCCCGACTGGAAAAAACCCATGTCGAAGGTGTGCAAGACGTGCCCGCTATGGACGCGCGTAGAGCACACCGTCACCAAAAAGGACGGCAGCCCACCCGAGCAAAGCGTGACCTGGAATTGCGCTAAGTCGCAACAGGTCATCGAGTTGGCAAACATCATCGCCGGCCAGCGGGTGATCATCGAACGGCTATTGGGCAACCAATCAGCCACCGAAGGGATGCGCAATGAAATCATCAAGCGCATGGATCGGCCATCGCCGGCGCCCGTAGGGCAGTTGGATCTCATCGAGGCGATCGACGGCGAGGCGCCAAAACTTATCGGGGGGCACTGATGAGCGAACCGAAATGGTTGGCCGAAGCGATCAAGCTCGAGGGCACGGCTGAGATCGACGGCAAAGCCAACAACCCCGCCATCATGCAGCTTTACAAAGACTGCGGCCACAAGGGGGTCGAATACGAGACAACCGCATGGTGCGCCGCCATGGTAGGGGCTTGCCTCAAACGGGCTGGAAAACCCCCTTCCAGCCCCGTAGAACTCAACCTGATGGCGCGCAGCTATCTCAAGTATGGCGTCCCGCTGTCCAAACCCATTCCCGGCTGCATCGCCATCTGGCCACGTGGCAAGCCACCTTCCGGACACGTCGGGTTCGTGGTGTCCGTCGATGAGAAGGCGGGCACTGTCAGGACCATCGAGGGCAATGTCAGCAACCGGGTGAAGTACGGCAAGCACGCGATCAGCGACGCGCTTGGCTACCGCTGGCCGCCGGAAGGCAATCCGCCCACGGCCGACCGGCCTGCGGCTCCTGTCACGGCCAAGGAAGCCGTCAAGGTCGCGGCCCAGTCGCAAACCGTCCGCATGCAGCTCGCCGCGCCGTTCGTCCTACTCGCCGGCTACGTCATGGACGGCGGGCAGTGGATGTTGGATTTCACCATGGGATTGGTCGCTTCATTACCGGGGCTGGGCAATGACATTGAATCCGCGATGGGGACGGCTCGGCAGTTCTCGACATGGCTTAGCCTTCCATTTGCGAAGATCAGTCTGGGCATCGTCTTCGCCTTCGGCGGCCTCACCATCTATCGCCACGTGCGCGACAAACTCAAATGGGGGACGCAATGAAACTCATTCTATGGGCGCTGAACTTCACCAACCCGGTGACGGGCATCGTCATGACAGCGGTGCAATGGCTGTGGAAGGCGATCAGCTACTTTTTCCGCGGCGTCTTTAGCTTCATGCAGAACCCGCTCGAGGTATTCGCGGTCGCCTGCATCGCGCTGGTGGTCTTCTGCTTCGGCGTTGTCCTCGGCATTCGCTACGACGCTTACAAGGTCAAGCAGGCGCAGCAAGAGCTCGCCACCGTCTACCAGAACATGAGCAAGAAGGATCATGCCGATGCTCAGAAAGCCGCCGAAGCAGTTATGGCTCGCCGGGCTGCCGAAGCCGCGGAACGCGAGCGCCTGGCTGCATCACCTGTCCCCGTGGCCGCACCTGATAGCACCGCTGCTGCTGCTATTGCTCCTGCTCCTGCAGGGGTGCGCAAGCCCGCAAACAAAGTACGTCGTAGTAAGCCAGAACCGAGCCTGCTCGACAGTCTTCAAGCGGCATTCGAATGAGCAGATAGCCCAGGCACAAGGCGAGGCGTTGGTGAAGATGAAGGGCGATAACGCCGCGTTCGATAAGTATTGCCGAGCGATCTAGACACGTCATGGCGGGGGCCAGGGAAATGACCGATGCACCAGGACATGAACGGAGCACACCTATTAATCTTAGGGGAACTACGTTCCGACGTGAAGCACGTGAAGGTGAAAGTTCAGGAAGTGCAGCACGATGTCAGATCATTAGCGAGCCGGGTTGGGGTCGTGGAAACCGAGCGCCGGTTCAAAGTGCCGTACAAGGAGATGGGCGGGTTCTTTATCGGTCTGTCGGCATTGCTGGCGGCAGTAGCGCATCGGTGGGATCTAGTAGCTCCCCTCGCACGCGCATTTGGAAAATAGACAAGCTGGTGATCCTGCCGGCGCTGTTGTTTCTGGCGAGCCTGATAGAGTTCACACGATAACCTAGCCCCGCCTCACTGGCGGGGTTTTTGTTTGGGGCCTTTATTTGACAACTTCTAGTGTGCGCTCACCGCGCTGAATTTTGCTGCACTCGTCGGCCGCAAGATCGGCCGCGTCGAGGACGGCTCGGTACACTCGACGCGCCGCGGCGTACTCTGACGAAAGGTTCGGACTAGCACCGCCCGTCTCTACGTGGATGCGCGACAGCTCGCGTTGAGCGGCTTGCACAAGAGGGTGTAGGCGTCCGTCCATCCCTATGCCTTGTCACGGCGGCGGATTGCCTCGGCTGCGCTCTCCGGCATCCACGCCGAGTGTCCGCTACGGAAGTCCGCGGCGTGCTCGTCAGCGATAGCTGCGCACGCGGCGCGCTCCATCTTCACCGCCGCAACGATGTCTTGGAACGTGTAGAGCTTAAGCGGCTCGCGTGCGGTGCTCATCGGTCGGGCCTCGAAATTCACTGTTTCAAAATGCGATCAATCTCGGCTTGCAGCTTGCGCGGCGTGAGGTGCTTGAGGTGACGGCGCGCGGCATCTGCGGCAGCATCCTTCGGCCAGCCGTTCGCCTTCAGTCCCTTGTAGAAGTCATCAAAGACGGTCCATTGAGCGAGTGTCATTGGTTCGGGCCTTTATTGGACAACGTTGCGGTTAAGGCGAGCGTGCAAAATTGCGGCTTCCGCCTCTGCCCGCTCAATGTCTTCTTTCGTCCACGTCTCGGTGTGCAGCTTCATGGTGGAGGCTGGCCCCTCTGGCGTCTCGTGAATGAACCACGCGAGCAACGTTCCGGGCACCATCACACTCAGCATCTTCTCCGTGAACTCTTTGATTGGCACCTCGGCGGTTTCATCCGCCATCAACGCGCCACCCGTCACGTCCAGTAGGCGCATGTAGACTGCATCGGTGGAAACCTCATCCACGATGCACTCCCAATGCTGGATCACGTTCGGGGGTGGTTCCACTGGTCGGGCCTTTATTTGACGACCCGAAGGTCGGTGAAGTTGAACAGAAAACCGCACGTCGGGCACTTCTGCGGCTCGGTGCGCGCTTCCCATGTGTGCATCGTCTGACACTGCGGGCAGATGCAGGCGGTCATGTCGCCGCCCGGCTTGCCCCAATCAATTCCGATGATCTTCATGGCGGGCCTATTTTGGACGTTTCGGATAAAGCAGCGCGCACAGCCGCTCGTACTCTTTCTGATAGCTCTCTGGCCATGTGTTCGACCAGCCGTAGTCGTTCAGCATTTTGTCGATGCGCTTGTGTATCTGCTTGTGCGTCATCGCCATGTGAGTGGCCTTTTTCTCAGTTGCCGCAACGGGGCTCGTTGGCCCACTCGATAGCGTCCTTGGGCAGCGAGAGCTTGTGGCGCTCGCCTGCTAGCCTCGCCATGGCGAGAATACCTCCGTCCCCGGAAATGTTGTTGTAGACGCTGAACAGCGCCGTGCCCTTCGGGATGGTGGCGCCCGTGTCGTAGGCTTTTGCGTCTTGCTTCAGGACGTACATGGCTCGGGGGTTTCCTTGACTCTATAGCCATTTCGTTTTGTGACCGCGCGGCTCCGTCACCGGCGGCTTCTTGGCAGCAACGTTTTTGCGGCACTGTAAGCACTCGCCATCGGTTCCCGGCGACCCGCGCAAGATCGAGAAGCGCGTCCCGTTCGATCTGTTCCAGCCGTACTCACACATCGGCCAAAGCTCGCCGTCATCCATCATGGCGTAGGTGTGCGACAACGCATGATCGTTGTTGCGGCATGAGCCAGAACGGTAGCCGACAACCTTGCTCATTCTTCTAACCACCCAGCGGCCCATTGCGCGTGCTGGCTCGTGCCAGGGTCGTAAGGGTTGTCGCTCAGCCCTAGACCGGCGTTGCGAGCGTCGCTGCCTTCTCCGTATGCGTAATCCATGTCGGGCCTTTTATGGAGACGGAGGGTTGTAGTCGGCGGGCCACCATTTTCGCAGCACGGCGCGACCCGCAGCATGTGCTTCGTTGAGGTCGACAATATCTTTCTTGCGGCTCGTGATCTCAACGATGGGGCCGCGCATTTCACCGACAGTCGGCACCACGCAATCCGACGCCGCGCCAACCAAGTTCTCAAGCGCCACCTTCACCGACTCGGAAAGCTCATCGTACTTACTGATGACCTCGCCTTGCGCTTTGAGTTGGGCGCACAGATTGTCGATAGTCTCATAAGCACCCGCGAGACGGTCCGCCGCCTCCGCATCGCCAGCGGCCCGTAACCTATCGACTATGACCATGTAGTGCATGGCTCGGGCCCTTTATTCGGCGGTGAAGGTCCAGCGCGACAGCGGGCCAGTGTCCGGGCGATGGCGCACATAGTCGACGGCGGCACGCTCGGCTTGCTTGCCCGCTTCCTCGACCGTCTCACCCTCACCCCAAGCCCGCGGAATGCGGTTTTCGTCTCTGGCGACAACTCGCGTCATAGCTTTGTCTCCCTTTTCCATGTGGGCAATCTAGCAGGTCGGTTGACATTTGCAAGGCTGTTCTATAGATTTGCACAAATGAACGATGTGGACACGATTGGTGTTGTTCGCGAGCACCGCTGGGTTAAGGCGGACGAGCAAGCGAAGCGACTAGAGGCGGACGGGTGCCGCATCATTGTCACCCTCGCGGGCGGTAAGCGTCTCAAGGAAGTGACGCGCCACGAGTTGTCCAAGCTGACGCGCCCCGGCACGGTTCTAAAGTTCGTGCATATGTTCCTGTTGGCCGATCCTAAGAAGCGGTACGCGACGGCCCTCAAGGGCGACTTGATTGCGTGGGTGCGGCAGCTAGTAGATCAGCGCGGCGCCGTCATAAAAGACGTAGACACGGGCCTAACTACCGAGAGGCCGGAACACCGAAGGGCAGTCTTGGCCCTGGCGTTTGAGCAGATCGGGTTGAGCCGCAAGGGGGCCAAGTCGGCCATGAACGGGCGTAGGATGAAGGGCCGCCAAATGGTGACGTTCGCGCCAGAGCAGATGAAAGACGCGAAGGCCACATGGCGCAACGTCAAGGATTATCCGACCTGGGGCGATGCCGCGAAGGCGCTCCCCGAAGGGTTCACAACAGCCAGGGCCTACAAGCTCTTTGGCAAGCGACTATAAGGAGCCGACCGTGGCCGAACCCCAGCAATGCGCCGGCTGCCTCGCGTGGGCGTACCAGCACTCGGATTTCTCCAAGCGCGAGGGTGAGCGCATGACGGGGTGGTGCCGTGTCTGGTCGAAGGACACGAACCAGTCTTACGGCTGCGCGAAGTTTAGCAGCAAAGCGAAGCAGGAGGCCGACTACTTGGCCTCCCTCAAATAAGGAGCACCCGATGGACGTAATTTTCGCGGTCGTCTTGATGGTCGGCGGGTTGGCGCTTTGGATACTCGCGCCTGACGATGCGACCGTGGGCGACCTTATTCGGTGGCTGCGTAGGAACGACAAATAGGAGAAGCAAATGAAGATCACCATCAACGCCGTGCCGCACGACTGGAACGCTAGCATGATCGACTACGGCGCGGTTCTCTCGCTGGCCAACAAGTCGGCCGGTGCGACCGTCACCTATAGCGGCCCGCGTCGGGGCGACATGCAGCGCTCTGGCGTGTTGCACGCGAAGTCTCAGCCCATCGCGGTTGAGGACGGAATGCACTTCGATGCCGTCCACACCGGCAACGCCTAGTCACGCAAAGGAGCGAGAAATGTCGAAACCGATTAAGCCGCGCCGCCTGAGCGAGATTGTCGGGAACGCACTTATGCGCGCCGACGCGGCGCTCACCATCGCGCAGCGCAAGCCAGATGCGGCGCCCGAGGCTATCAAAGAGGCGAAAGACGCCATCAACGAAGCGCAAGCTGCGTTGGGCGACATCATGCGCAACGCCGAAGCGATCTAAAGGAGACTTTTGCAGTGATTGCCGCGCTATATGTCGAAGCAGACGGCTGCTATTTCGGCCTCCCCGGCGTTGATCCGTGGGACGAGCGCCGCGACGCGCGCAACTACAAGGGGCCGCATCCCGTCGTGGCGCACCCGCCATGCCAACGCTGGGGCCGCTTCTGGCACGGCAGCACTCGCAAGCCGCATCAGTTTAAGTTGGGTGACGACGGCGGTTGCTTTCACCACGCTCTGACGATGGTGCGTCACTGCGGCGGCGTGCTTGAGCATCCGGCCGATAGCCATGCTTGGCGTGCGTTTGATCTTGAGCCACCTGACCGGCGTGGCGGGTGGAGCAAAGCCGACGACCGCGGCGGGTGGACTTGCTACGTCGAGCAGGGTCACTACGGCCACCTGTCGCGCAAGGGAACGTGGCTCTACGCCTTCGATGTTCAGTTGCCGGAACTGAAGTGGGGCCGACTCCCGCAGCGTCTACACCCGGTCGCCCTAGAGAAGTACGGCTACGAGAAAGCACGCCGCATCGGCATGATGGCGATGGTTGGCGGCAAGGACAAAACCAAGATCAGAAACGCGACGCCACCGGAGTTTCGAGACGTGTTGCTCGGGATCGCTGGGACGGCTTTGCGGATAGCAGCCTAGTCAACCAATGGAGAGGCAAGTGGGAGACACAGAAAAACTGCGCAAGGCGCTCGCCGCCATCGACCAAGAAATTAGTTGGTGGTTCTCGTGTGCTGGCGCAGTTAGCCGCGACGATATTTTGAGCATGTTTCGGGGCGTGCGCGCGCAAATCGACGGCGTGCGCGACGTGGTGTGGCCCGAGACAGACGAGCCGGAAGCGGCGCCGCTCGACAACAATTTTTAAGGTCAACCAATGGAGAAGCACGGATGGCGTCAGTCATTGACCGCAACGATAAGGAAATCCCACTGCGCGACTGCGCGTGCGGGTCCGCGCCTGAGTACCAGAGCGCGAACGGCATCGCCCATGTCGTTGCATGTCCTCAGTGCGGGGCAGCAACCGAACGCGAGCGGTGCGGTATCGATGCCGTCACCGCTTGGAACGACAGAAAATAAGGAGGGGTGCCGGATGAGGGTCACAACCCGCGAACTTGTTGAGACGATTCTGCTCACAGCGGCGTTCATCGCGCTGCTCATCTACTTCACGTAAAGGAGGCGTTGACAGGCTCAGTCTATCGAGACTGAGCCTTGCGCTGCGCGCGCAAGAGTGATGGGGATTGTGATGGGACTCGATGCGCCACACTCTTGTTACGTTCTGGCCAGTTCTGTCCACGTTCCTTTGCTAGACACCCCCGTAAAAGCCCTGTATTGGCGGGCTTGAGGGCCCGTAGCTCAGTGGTAGAGCACCTGACTTTTAAGAAGAGGCGCTGAAGACGGAAAGGCCTGGATTTGTTGAATAACTTTCGCCAGCAAATGCGTGTTACAGTGGGTAGTGATGGGGGTTGTGGTCGGTGAATTTGCATCGGCCCTTTTAGGCGCTGCATTATGTAGGCGGTTGCAACTCACTTTGCCGGATTTGGTCACTCGCGGGGCCACCTTGGCAAAGTCAGTCACGCGGCTGCCAATTCCGGTCACTCAGCTTACCAATTTTATGAGCCCGCAAACGATCAGCGTGCTCACGCAGACGTTCAGCACCCAGAACGCTACGGGGTGCTTTTCTAGCGTGTAGGCTAAGAGACGATTGGGGTTCATTGTGCAGCCTCCATTACGTCGAGTAATCCGCCACGATCGCCAGAGAGGCGTTTCTGTGCCATGGCGGCGTACTCAGGGTTCAACTCTATCAAGATCGAATTTCGCTGCAGGCGGTCGGCTACGAGCCCCGTGGTGCCAGCGCCACCGAATGGATCCAACACCGTGCCACCAACGGGGCATCCTGCCTTGATGCAGATCTCGGGAAGCTCAGGCGGAAAGGTGGCGAAGTGCGCCCCAGCATAAGGCTGCGTGGCTATCGTCCAGACGGTCCGCTTGTTGGCCAACCCGTCAGACTGCTTGCCGTAGTGAGACATGCTGTGAGGTGAGAAGGTCGCCGGCATACCGCGCTTTGCGTCGCCGTTCCATGGGCGAAGCTGTCTAGCCTCGGACTCCGCAAGCATACGATCCTTGATCGCCTCGGCGTCATAGAAATACGAAGCGCTTTTGGTCAGCAAGAACACGTACTCATGCGCCTTGGTTGGCCGGTCCGTGACGCTTTCCGGCATGGGATTGGGCTTCGACCAGATGATGTCGGAACGTAGGTACCAACCATCGGCACGCAGCGCGAAGGCGACCGCCCAAGGGGCGCCCACCAAATCCTTTTCCTTCAGGCCCATGCCGTGCGACATCCGAACGCCGCCGCCGCTCGAGCGATCCGCCCAGCTTCCGTCGACGACACCGTTGAGACCTGGTTGGTGGCTGCTCGAGCGAACTCGAGTGCGGTTGTTGTAGCTGTCTCCGAGGTTGAGCCAGCAAGTTCCGTCAGACCGCAGCACGCGGCGCACCTCCCGGAATACTTCGACCATGCGCGCCACAAACAACTCTGGTGTCGCCTCGAGGCCGATCTGCCCCTCAACTCCGTAGTCGCGCAAACCCCAATAGGGTGGCGAGGTGACGACGCAATGCACGCTTTCGTCAGGAAGCTGCTTCAGCCCCTCCATAACGTCGGCGTTGATTATCCTGACGACCATTCCCCATAAACCCCTCCAACGCGCACAAAAGTTCGCCTGTTGTTGCCTGTTGTTTCAGGCAAACTCACGCATCTTCGGGCACAGCATCAAGCACATCTTGTAGCCGCTTCATTTCGGCCACGAGGGCTTCGATCTGCTTGCGCGTCTCGCCATCATAGGCCGCCTGAAACTCGGGGGCGTTGAGGTAGCACTTGATCTCATCTGCGGCTGAAAAAAGAATATCGGAAATCATCTCCTGCCCTCGCGCTTTGCCTGTAGATTGCCTGTAAATGCAGGCAAACGTCAGTGAGAACGCGACCGCTCAAAGTCCTTGATGGCAGTCATCAGCCGGTTAAAGCCGGCGCCAACCGGCGAGACGTTCGCCGCCTTGGCGACCTCGGCCAGCATGATTGCCGCTTCCTTGGCCGCTAGTAGGAGCTCGGCCCCTACATCGCGCGGTGCGTCGTCGTCGGATACGTGGCCGCTCATCCGTTCGGCCCATTCGCTGCTTGTCGTCACGATTTCCTCCCCTTCCTGATACTCACCACCTTGCAACAGACTTAGTGTTGACGGCTCAAGCCACGGGCTTTTCGCCTACGCTGCGCGTGCTGGTCGAGTTCCAAATCTTGCCGCCGTGATGTGGGTCTGTGGGTGCTCGGTCGTAGTCTTGGCAAACCTCGCCGCTGATCGCCCCGCAACTCATGCACTCGCCGCCAGGGTCGCACTCGTTTGTTTCGCAGCGCCGCGGCGGATCCCCGCAGCACTTGGCGCAGGCGTAGGTTTCAATGCCGCACGTATCCGCGCGATGGATGCGGACGTTCTGAGCGTTGCAAGCGTCACATGATCCAGTTGCCATCACCGTTTCCCTTTCCTAATCGACACCACCTTGCCTTCCCCGCTGATCCCGAAGGAGGGGAGCTTGTGCAGGGCGGCTTTCAGTTCCTTGTCGTCGACGTGGGCGTACCTGGTGGTGGTCTCTAGGTCGGCATGGCCCAATGACCTCTGGACGACCTCCAGGGGCGCCCCTGACCTCCGTAGCCACGTGGCGTGCACGTGTCTGAGGTCATGCCAGCGGAAGTTCTCTAGCCCCGCCTTGGCCGTTGCTGCCTTCCACCGCTTCGACCAGCCCGTGGTATCGAAGACGTAACGGCCCCGATTTGGGATCCTGGCCAGCAGCGCCATGGCGTCGGCATTGAGCCAGACGGTGTGCTTCTTGCCGCCCTTGGCGATGACCTCGGCCTTTCCCTCCTGCAAATCGATATTGTCGCGTGTCAGCTTGAACGTCTCCTGCCGGCGCGTGCCGGTAAGGATCGACCACTCGACCATTTCGGCGATGTTGGGCGCCGCGCCATCAATGAGGGTGGTTGCCTGTTCGTGCGTCAGGTCGGCTATCCTCTTATCTTCGACGTTGGTGTGCTCCGACCAGTCGATGACCTGGCACTTCTGCTTCCACTTGATCTTCGACAGCTTGTGGATGCGCCGCCATATCGACAGCGCCCGGTTCAAGGCGTACTTGCCGCCGTTGGCTTCCTTGTGGGCCGTCACGAACTGGTCAACCTCGGCATCCGACACGTCTTCCATGAGCATGTTCGGGTCGATGGTTGACAGAATGACCTTGCCATAGCGCTTGACCTCCGATTGCCACGTGGGAGCTAGATCTGGGAGTTCGCGCTTGAGGTAGCGTCCGAAGCATTGGTCGATTGTGAGCTTGTCGCCATCGGCGCCGGGTGCGGCAGCGAGTTCGGCAAGTTTCTCCGCCCGGAAGCGCTTTTCCTCGGCGCGGGCCTCGCGCTCTGTTCGCTTCTGAGTTGATCGAGAAACCCGATGTCCTTTGACGATGAATTCCGCGTAGTAGAACGGCGAGCCTTTTCGGAGGAAGACGGACATGGCTTGGTTCTCTGTCGGTAGGCCTCTAGGTCGCGCTCATCATAGCGCCGACGGTTCCCCATGCGGGAATACTCAAGAACCTTAAAGG